CACACCGACCCCAAGGCCCTGCTCTTTCCTCCTATCACTGAGTTGACGCATTAATAGTGGCAGATCTAGCTTCGTTCTGGCTTTGATCTCGATGTCTAGGCCCTCGATTCCCGTGACATCAGATCCGTCGCGACCAGCTCCCACAGGAAGGGCGTGTTGCCACCCCTGTTCGCGGAAGTAATCTGCTACTATGCGCTGCGTCGCATAACCTCGGTGTTTTCGGTGTTGCGACATTTAGTTACTCCTTATGTGACATGTGCGGCATTCGTGCGGCTTGGCTGCTCCAGCAGCTATCGGCTCGTTACAATTGTCGCACACGTCCATTTTGCTTTCTAGCACAAACATTTCTCACCCCACAATCAGCTCTAGGTCCTCTGGGCGATAGATCCACTTCCCTGCCGGATCTAGGATCATCCAGATTGATTTGCACTGCTCGGCTTTGCGTTTCATAGGAATAGGGCAAGTCCAGCCACGATAAGCGCCATTCTTACCAACGCCTTCACGAAGCTGACGCAGGCCATGCTTACACGCAGGAATAGGCTCGGCAGCCAGTTTCTCAGCCACCAGATTAGCTGCGCCCTCAAAAGCGGGTTCAAGGTCAGCCGGTGGTTCAATGGTCGTATCCCAGATAATTTCCGCTGATGGATTTTGCGCACTTAGAAACTCCTTGTGTTCCTTGGTGCGTACGCGAACCGGTTTCTGAGAAGCACCGCTTTCAGCGTCCGCAACCTTAGCCATTTCCAGACTGCTTGCTCGCTTTCCCTTAGCAGAAAGTCCGAGATTTGCCATGCATCTTCCGATTGCAGAAGTCTCGCAGTTTTCAAACCAGAAATCGCGATCAACGCCGCGATCCTTGCGAGCGCCTCTCGCGTAGCCAACAGCGGAAGCAACAGGATCTGCAAAGGTACGGAAGGCCGTCGCTTTGAAGATAACCGTGCCGTCTTGTTCGTTAGAGCTAATAAGCTCAGTATGGATCGCACCGTCTGGGTATTTTTCGTAGAATTTGTGGATTCTGGTGTCGACATCTTCGTAATCACTCAGGTTGAACATCGAGTTGATTCATTCCTTTCGCGTAGTCTATTTGGTCTTTTAGTGTCCAGATCGTGCCGTCGTGCCACGTTTGGACCTCCATTGCGCAGTTGTGGCAGTAATGCCGAAGCACCAACTTTCCACCAGCGCGTTTAGAAGTAATCGTCCACACGGCCTGAGTTCTGCCTTTCGGACTATCAGTTCCCCAGCGCAGTTTGCAGTAGTCACACCATGTGCCCTTGGGAGATCTACTTAACATCCATAGAGTTCCAAGTTCGGAATTGCTTCCAGTCTTTGACTGCGAGTTCTCCGGCGATTGCTGCATAGGCGCAAAGATCCACCCAACTGTCGTAAACTGCATCAGCTCCCATGAGCCTTGAGATTTTGAGAAGCGCCATACAGATTGCCACGTCTGTCGGCTCAATCTTTGTCCGTAGATACGCGGCCCAAAGCTCGCTCGCTCGTAGCATTGCGACGTCGTAATCACCATGCGTCCGTCCGCGCTCTGTGATCGTGTTAGAAGAGTCATTGAGAATCTCCTTGGCGTTCCATCGCCCGTGCCCTGTTGAAACCATCTCTAAAACCTCTCTGGTAGTGATTGTCGGTGAGTCTAATAAACCAAGCCAAGAAAAGCCCGGCTGATAGTAACGAAGCGAGGATCCATTTCAAGAGCAGTGGATCTGTCATGCGACCTCCTCGTTGACGTTGAATACATCGAGGAAGTATGCAGCTATCACTTCACGAGATAGACGACCAGGTTGACGCTTTGCGCCCATGTTCTCTATCGCGTAAGCACGAATCTGTGAAGAGTGTGCGTAGTTCTTTCCGTCTGTGTAGCATTTAGTTTTGCGATCGAGTCGAATCATTTCTTGACCCGATCACGATTGTTGAGCATCACATGTTTGTAATCTGGTAGATGCTCACAGGTATTTATTAACACAGCCAGCATTAGCTGTGGATCTCGGGATTCTGCCGCTTTCAGCAGGTTATTCCCGGCGGTCGTCATGGCTTGCGCCACTTCTTCCGTTAGCCTCATTGAATGCCCCTTTCTAATAGGCTTTCAATAGGCTATTAGACCAGAGTTATGGGCAATTAGGCAACGGCGCGCCGTCAGCCGTAGCGTTTTCCTTCCACGACGAAGCTACCTTGGCGATCAATTGGGACGGTCACGCCTGTCGTGCCATTGCGGTCGGTGTAGATCAGACCGAATCCCTTCTGCCAGTTGAATGTGCCCTTGGTGTAGAACGCCTGCTTTTCATCCATCAAATGCCCCACTTCCATGCCTGTGAGGACACGGCCTAAAACGCCGCCAGAAGCCTCACTGAAGGCCGAAACCCCCAACCTGTGGGTGTGTCCGCAAACCACCGACTTTCCGTGCCTCCTAGCGGCCGTCAGGGCCGTTAAACCGGCATTGTGGTTGATAGCCTGCTCATCACCGTGGACCATGATCCATCCCTTGGCTATCTCGTAGGGTTTGTGGTGATAGGTAATGCCCAGTTCCTTTAGCTTCAGGAAGCCTTCGATTGTTAGCTCGGGCAAGCCTAGAAGGCCGGGCAGGCGCTTGGAGATGGCGCTATAAAGCCTGGCGCTGTGATTAGACCTAGATAGGTGGCGGATCTGCAACTCGCCTAGGATCTCAACGGTCTTATCACGATCATGCCCAATCGTGCCAGACCATTCATCCCGACCACTAGACCATCGACTAATCGTCTGTAGATCTATTTCATCTCCGACGCAAATGACGTCGTCCGGCTTATAACGCTTAATGAATTTGGCAACGTTGCGGACGGCACGTTCGTCATGAAACGGAACTTGTAAGTCCGAGATCACGACGATTCGCCTCATTCGTCCTCGTCTTCTTCGTAGGGAGTGTGATCCGGGTTAGGAATGATCCAATCCGGCAGGCGCATGGTTTCTTCTAAGTACCACCGGGCTTGATCTCTATCCCAACCGGCCCGGACCAGCGCTTCATAAGCCTCAACAACGGACGCAGCCCAGACATCAATAGCGCGTAAGGGTTCGCGAGCATCGCGCTTGGCGGCCCGTTCCTTAGCTCTTTGTCTAGCGAGCTTTTCGCGTTTTGTTAGTTTTCTTGCGGTCATTAGTCAGCAATTCTAACACCATGGACTCTAGTTTTTCGATCCGCGACACGATATTTGAACCCTCCAGAATGGTTGGCACTTCGTGACGGATAATGTAGCGCAAGCCACCGACAATCAGCGCGCAGCAAGAAAGAATGGCGGCCACGAAGGCTGCCCACTCTGCTGGTGTCATTTGCGCCGACCGAAGGCGTGGTCGTTGCCGTTAAAGTATCTGATTGCCACTGGCAGCACCGCTGCTATTCCGGCATTTACAATCGCAGCAGCATCCCAGCCCACTGTCGAGTAGGTTGCCAGTGCTGCGGCTAGGAAGGATCTTCCCCAACTTGCGGCGATTCTTTTTAGTTCGGCCATTGATCGGTTCTCCTGTCAGTAGAGGTATCCGGAACATGCTCCGGTCTTCGTCGCCCTTTGTTGTAAAACTTACATGGATGTGCGTCGTGTGTGGATTCAGCCCGGTGTATTTTCTCCACCGGTAATTTCGTCTCCAGCTGGCAATCTTTCCGTTGAATATAACGTAGGAAATTCTCTTATCAAATCTGGCAAGTAGTCGAAGCTGATCAGCAAGATCAAACGCCTCGGATTTGTGGGATCTAAGATCGGCATCAATGTCGAGGGCACGTACCCAGCCATCAGGAACAGAAGGGTTGTGATCCGAGCGACGCGCAGCGTGTTTGGCATCCCCAAGCCAGCCGTCACTAGCTCGATCTCTATCGGGAAACGCATCATCTATCTGCTCTCTGAGTTGCTGCCCCGCTTTACACAACTTAGCCAAGCAACACCTTTGCTTCATCTTCGGTTAAGCCTAAGCGCTCCAAGATAGCAGCCCTAGCCTCAGCCTTAGCCTGTGCTTCGGCTTCTTCTTTAGCCTTAGCCTC